TCTGGCCTGTCCAACTCATAAGTTTCACCCTTGTAGACTAAATTATCCTCTTTCTTAAAACTGATGTCTTCTGATTCCGGAAGGAATATTTTAATATCTTTAGTTGTATATCCTAAACCATCATATCTGGCAACATCTTTGGTGCTAAAAGGAAATATTGAGCATTCAACATCAACTTGAATAGGATTGCCTTCTACCCAGTTGGGACCTTCAAAATGGCCTTCATCAATGGTGGTAAAAGTATATGTGCTGCTATTCTTTTTGATTAACCTTTCAAATTTAGCTTTCATGTTAATTGCTCCTTATTTTGTAAGTAATTCCTTCATCTCTTAATTTACCGCTGTTAATAAGAGGATTGCTGCTCTTTTTGTTCCTAACTGTAGCTGGGTGATTGGCTGGCTCTCTTAGTTTAGTCATATAAGACTGTATTTGAGTAACCATAATTTGGCCTAGCGATTCCATTGCAGGTTTTGCTTTTGTTTTCATCATCAATACATCAGTTATTAGCTTTTCGGCTTGCTTTTGTATCTTCTTTTCCCTGCTATCAAACCCTGACCTCATAAAAGAGCGCTCTGGTATCTTAACCTGTTGAGTGCTTGGGCTTAGATGAATACCTATATAATGCAGATAAGCCCTCATTTTAGGCGTTACATCAATATCAACGCCATACTCATGAACTCTTGCTATCATTAATAAGTCACTATCATCTTCTCCAAATACACCGATCTCAATATGGTGGTTCATAATATATCTTAATTCTTTCTGAATATCTGGTATATGATTGAATTCTTCATTAACTGTTACCATTTGAATTGCCTTATGTTATGAAGTGGTTTCATTACACTTTCATAAAAATCTTTTTTACTTCCAAAAGACTGTGATAAATCATCAATGCTTTCTGAAAGCACGTTATCTTCTCCTGGATCATGGTTTTCTATTAAACTTTCTAAAGCAATAGCAGCTTCTCCTGGAGGGTTGGCCCAGTCAATTTCATAACCAACATAACCATCAATAATATCTTGATAAGCAACTTCTACTTCTTCGTCTGTCATAGTCATTATTGATCACTTTCTTTCAGTGCGGCAATAGCTTCATCTTTTCTCATGTTTTTCTCAACATCAGGCAGTTCATACCAACCACCGCCGGTGTGATATTGCTTTACCTTTTCTTCATAATCTATTTCTTTTTCATCGGGCTTAAAAGTTTTAACTTCAACTTTCTTTTTTTCTTTTTCAGCCTTTTCTCGTTTTTCTTTTTTTAGGAGAAAAAATGTTGTAGCTCCCATAATAACCTCCTTCACTAAAAAGCCAGGGCATAAAAACCCCGGCTATAATTAATTATCCGTTCGTTACCATCTTTACAACTCTTACTTTCTTAGGGCTGTAAACTCTATCCCAGTTAGTAGCATCAGCAAGTTCTGTATAAGTAGGCATTTCATTAACTACAGTGCCCTCTGTCCATTTAAAACCTCTAGGATGCAAAATGAATTTTCTGCGGTGAATTAAAATATCCTGACCTTTCAGAGAGTTTCTGTCAGATTCGACTGGAGTTTTTGGTCTGCCTTCTGCCCAACCAATTGCCCCTTTTCCAAACAGATAAGATGTATATTTTTTCCCACTTGTTGTAGCGTCTTCAACCGGCATTCTATCATCAACAATAACAGTGTGGCCTAAATAAGTACCCCAGCCAATATCTGCTTGTGAATCAGGAATGTAGTCGATTAAATCTTGTTTTTGTAAGTTACTGTGAACTGAAGAATGCATTGCAATAGCAGTTAGCATACCTTTGGCATCACCAAGAAGTTGCTTAGAATCTATAATGATATCAGAAGTTAAATTAACTGCTCCGTCTGTGTCTACATCTTCTTCAGCAACATTATTCACTAAGTCACTATCATAATTAGTAACATTATCAGCAAACACTCCATTAAGCGCTCTAACAAGCATATTCTGATATTCTCTATCCCAGTAATCAATAACTCTATTTGCAATAGCGTCCATTGGATCGTCTCCTGCAAGTTCTGCAGCTAAATCTTCTGCAGACCAAGCGTTTCCAAACATAAGTACTCTCGCGACATCTTTACCTGAATCAATTTTGTTAATATCTAGAGCTGTATCAGACTGAATAGCCTGAGCATCTCCGTCTAGATCGTTCCAGAATGGCATATTAACAGTATCTCCACCATTAGGTACTACAATTCTATCATCAGTCGAAATGATTCCGGACTGAAATAGTTGAGACCTCTCTGGTGTTTGATTAATTACATACGGTACCCAAACTTCTGGTTTAATAATATCTCCAACTAGTGTTGACATTTAAATCATCCTTTCAAATTTTTAGTTTAATGAATCATAATCGCTTAATTTTAACCCCGCCGCTTTGATTAATTTGCGAGCGGTATCTGGTTTCCCTTCTATTAATTCGGCCTGCTTAGATAGATTTATGCTGCCGACCTTAAATGGGTTATCGGTAATGTCGGGTTCGCCACCACTTCGTGGTTCGTCTCCGGCAATTTTTTCTTCTGCAAAAGCTGACGGTCTTTTTTGTTTGGCTTTTTCTCTTTGATCATCATAATTAAGTAGCTTATCTTCGTCTGTTAATTTCAATTCTTCTAAATTAAAATCATTTACTACCAGATCAACTAAATCTTCTGGCACATTATCAGCAAGTAATTTCTTTTCAAGAGCATTTTTAGTCTTAATACTTTTAATCCTGTTATCTTCCTGCTCTTTATACTCACTGTAATCTGATTTAATTTCTTTTAGTTCATTTTCCAATTCCTCAGCGTTTTCAGCTTTAACCTGCAAATTTTCTAATTTATCGTTAGTATTTTTAAGTTGGTCTTGAGCAGTATTAAGCTCCGATTCTAACTCTGAAATCTTATCTGCTTTTTTCTTATAATCTTTATTAGGAACAAAATTTTCTCCAATTTTCTTTTTAATACTGTCAATTAAACTTTCTTTATTTTCAACTTCAGCATTTTTTAATAATTCTTTTAACCATTCCATCTATTAACACTCTCCTTATAATTTTTATAGTGTATTACACTAGGATTAGCTTTTATAGTCTTGTGCTGACTACGATTGAGTTTATAGACTTCTCAGGTCGATTTTATTATTCTTCAGTATTAACAACATAACCAGCAATACATCTGCAGTTGATATCATCTGCAGCTACTCCCAATTGTCCAGGAGTCGGCCCTTTACCTCCAGTATTACCATTAACAAAGTCTTGATTAACTAAAATAGCATTTTCCTCGCTATATTTACTGTCCATGTGATTGTGAGATGTTCTAACTCTTTCATCTTCTGAGGACATCCAATATTTGAGCATATCAACACCCTGATTAACCGCGTGTTCAACACTGTCATGCTTTGATTTTTCCATAACTCTATGTGATTCAGTCCTAACAATTCTTTCTGCTTTTTCTACATTACCTTCGAGTGTTTCCTTAAGTCTTTTTGACATACTGGAATAAGTTTCACCTTTATATAAGCCTTGGCCGACAGTTTCCCTTATTCTGCCGATAATATATCTTCTTCTGCGCTCTAACCTGTCATTAAGTGTCAATCCACTAACAGGCATTTGCAGAGCTTCCTGAATGACTTCATTTTTAACCTGGCCTCTAATAACTCTCTCTGCAGTTTCTTCTATAAATTTTTGAGTAGTTGTAAAGCTATTTTTATAGGTCTGCCTTAGCACTTCCCTGGTTAATTTAGATGCACTTACATGAGTAGATTTAACTGCTGCAACCAATTCAGCATCAAGGTTTTTCTTTCTGGTGTACTTAGTCATTTCTTCATAAGTTAACTCACCATCCTCATTTGCATACTTGTCATATCTTTTGCGAATAATATTTCTGGTTTCCTCAAGAGCATTGGCATATTCTCTGGCAATCTGCCGCATTGTTTTATCAGCTATTTTATCTATTTCCCTTTGCAGCTTATTGAATTCATCAAACAGATTATTCTGTTTGGCCATCGTCACCATCGCCTACATCATCAAGATTGTAGCCAGAGCCTTCGCTATCCATTTTAGCTTTTTCTTTCTCTGGATCATCAACCCATGGATGATTGCTTAGCCTTGTATCTTCTGAAACATTACCTCGCTGATTGTTATTTGCATTAAGCAGCTCTACTTCATTCATTATCATTGATCTATCAAAAGTAATTTCTTCTATTTCAATTTCATTTTCATTTTTTAGGCTGCGATAAACATTAATAAAATAAAGCATTCTATAAATAAAAGCAATTATTTCATCTTCAAACTGGTCTGCTTTCAAATCTAAATTAGCAAACCGAGCTTTGATGACTACATTAGTGATGTTCCCACCTTCAAGATTGTTAGGATTAACTCCCTGGCCAAAAGTAAATATATCTTTTCCAAGGCCTTCTTTAGCTTCTTTTCTGGCTTCTGTTGGCACATCTATAGTCTCTGGTTTA